GCGCGCCGAACGTGAAGTACGCGGGGATGCCGAACAGCGAGTACTGCGGGCGCATGCCGCCGCCGGGGAAGCCCGCCGTCGACTCCACGAAGATCGGGCGGTTCTGCAGGTCGGTGAGGCCGCGGATCGAGTACTTCAGCGACGGGTGCAGGATCACGCAGCCGTTGGTCTCGTTCCAGAACCGGGTGTTCTCGACGAACTTCAGGCCACGCGACGCCATGTCGTAGGTCAGGCCGCCGGAGCCGGTCTTCACGTAGTTCGTGCCGCCCGTGTAGCCGACGTCGGAGTCGTTGTTCTGCACGGTGTAGAGCACCGAGTTGTACGGCTGGAAGTTGCCCACGGTGGTGCTGCGCGCGGCGGAAACGCCCAGGCACGCGTTGTCGTACACCTGGTGGAAGGAGTTCATCCACTCGTAGGTGTTCGCGGCCACCACGTCCGCCGGCGAGTCCTCGACCTGCGCCTCGTCGAGGGTGAACTTGCCGTTGTACTGGTAGGAGTACAGGTTCGCGACGTCACCGTTGTTGGTGTCGTCGGTCAGGGTCGCGCCACCGGAGACGTTCGCCCCGACGAACCGGGGGATCTCGTAGGTGTTCGACACCATGTTCATCTGCCGGGCCAGCTGGTAGATGGCCGACGGCTGCACTTCGCGCTGGACGACCTGGTCATCCCAGATGATCGGCGTCCAGGCGGAAAAGTCCGCTGCTGCCACGTCAATTTCCGTTTCGGGAGTCGATTTCTCCCGGCACGGCGACGGCCGGTTCCGGGAGCTACTGGAACCGGCCGGTCTCTGCCCAGCACACGGTCGGTGGTGCTGAAGTTGTGGTGGGCGCTCTGGCCCGTTCGGGACCGCCTGCGCTCTGGCCTGGCGATCTACCTACGGCGATGATAGCGCTTATCGAACGTTTGTTCTACTGTGACTGGTGCGCGCCGTCCGATCCGCTTCCGGGCGGCGCGTCCCATTTCACCTGCGGCGCATCTGCGCGGTGCGCGCGGTCTCCGAGTTGGCAATGATCTGCGCGCCGATGTTGGCCGGCGGCTGGGCGACCGGACGCGCCGCAGCCTTGCCCTGATTGACGCCGCCGACGGGCGTGCGCACGGCCGGCGCAGTGGGCGCACCCTTGGCGAACAGCTTCGGGTAGCGCTCCTCCATCTCGTCGAGCCAGTCCTCGAGCTCCGGCTCGCCGTCGGCGTCGACCTCGACCTCGGCGATGCGCAGGCGGGAGACGGCCAGGTCGACCATGTCGGTGTCGGCGCCGCGGGAGAGCAGCGCGGACTTCGCGGCCTGCCGCACGGCGACGCCGCGCCAGCGCTCGGTCTCCGGATCCGCCGCGGGAGCCGGGGTGCCGTCCTCGGCCGCCTGCTGGCCGCCGCCGGCCTGCCGCTCGCGCAGGTTCTTCGCCTGCGTGCGGGCGCGCTTCAGCTTGCCCTCCGCGGCCTCGCGCGCCTTGCGCTCGGCCTCCCACTCCTCGCGGGTCGGCGGCTGCCACTCCTCAGCTGGCTGCCCGCCTTCGGGCTCGTCCTGACCGAGCGCGGTCTCCAGTTCGGTCAGCGCGTCGCCTTCGGGCGCTGTCGGCTCGCCGCCCTGCGGCTGCGTGTCCGTGGTCGTGCTCATTCGGGGCCTTCTTTCTGGTGAGGGCTATCCGACGCGCAGAGTGGTGCGCGGCCGGTGGCGTGTGGAGAACTGGCCGCGGCCGACGTCACGCCGGGCGCGGTCGTTCACGGAGAGGGGCAGCCGGTTGGCGTGCCGCACGAGCCTGTCCGCGGCGCCGAGCCGGGAGACGCGGGAGGCGTGGCCGGACCAGCCGCGCGCGACGGTGCGTTCGGCCTCGCGGCGCAGCGCCTCCGGGACCATCGCGTTGTCAGCAGCGATGATCCGCAGCCTGCACCGGCAGTTCGGGTGACGCGGCGGGCCCATCAGCGGCATCCCGGGCGGCCACACCTGCGGCGCGCTCCCGGGCTTGCCGAAGGTGGCGAACTCGTCGAAACCCGCGCCGCTGTTGGGGTCGATCACGTGCCCGGAAAGGGCGAGGCACGTCAGGCAGGCATCACGCTCGGCGACCCAGATGACGCGCAGCCCGTTGTCGACCAGCGGCGTGCGGCCGTTGACCGACAGTGGCGGCTCCTCGGTGCGGCGGCCGCGTTCAAGCTGCACATTGTGCGCCTCGGTCCCGGGCCTCGGCGCCGACGGGGCGAGCGTGACGATCTGTACTGTCGTCTGATTGATCGCCCTGTTCGTCAACGCGCGCACCTGCCGCTCAACCCGCGACGTCACCCCACCGGCCCGGCCGGCGACCTGCTCGAGATCCTTGACGGTGGCGAGCGGTCCGCCGATCGCCTCGGCGACGTCGTCGATGGCGTCGGCGAGCACCCGTCCGGTCGCTTCGGCCGCGTCGGCGAGCACCGGGTCCGCGGCGAGCTCACGGCGCACCTCGGCGGTCGTCACACCGAGGGCGGGCAGCAGCCGCTTCTCCTGCGCGAGAGCAAGCGAGATCCCGGCGGCGACCGCCGCAGTGGTCTGCGCGGCCACGCCGACGGCGAGCGCCGCCGCGGCCGCGTTCAACTGCTCACGGGCGGCCTGCTGCTGCGCCGGGGTGAGCTGCCCGTCGGCGGCCAGCTTCGCTTTCGCGGCCTCCGCGAGGGCGAGCGCGACCAGGCGCGCCACGGCCTTGCGCAGCGAGCGCGTGACCCGCCGGGCGCTGCGCAGTTCGAGCGCGAGCGCCTCGGCGTCGACCTGGTCGCGGTCGTCGAGGACTGTGGTCATCGGTTACCGGTCCTGCGGCGGGGTCGGGTTCATCGGCGGGGTGCCGGCGGGCAGCTGCTGGGCGAATCCGGCCGGCAGGCCCGGGCCCTCGTCGGGCACGCGCGCCGCGCCGATCGCCAGCGGAGGCATGCCGCCGGGGCCCGGCTGCGGCTCCTCGTTCTCCGGATCCGGCTCGAACACCGCGGCGGGCAGCTCGGGCAGCAGGTCGGAGAACAGGGTCGTGACGATGTCCTGCGCGGCCTCCTCGCTGATGACCCCGAGGTTCTTGGCGAGGCCGAGCTGCTGCAGACCGGCCGTGATCTCGCCGAACATCTGCACCTTGCGCGCGAGGCTGTTCTGCTGGTCACGGTTCGATAGCCACTCGCTGACCTCGGCCTCGCTCTTGCCGGATTCGACCCATGCGGCAAGCTCCGGCATCCCGTTCGCGATCTTCGCGGCGATTGCCTGCTGCGTGAGCAAGTCGGCCTGCGCGAGGTACATCTGGGCGCGGCCCTGCTGGTATTCGGCCTCGGCGAAGGTCGTGGCGTACGTGTTGGCCCACTCGCGGGCCTGCGACTCCGGGACGCCGGCCTGAATGAACGCCACGTCGCGCGGCACGCCGAGGCCGACCTTCTGCGCGACGAGGTCCCAGGTCTCCTTGATGTCGTTCGTCGCCGGGTTGCACCACTGAATCTGCACCTTCGCCGAGACGCCGACGATAACGAGCGCGAACTCGTAGATGTCGCGCCAGGTGCCCCCGAACATCGCCATCCGGTCCTCGATCTTCCGGACGAGAGGCTGCTCGGCGATGTGCAGCGCCTCGCCGGAAGGGGTCTGCGAGCCGAGGCCGGCGAACTTCCACAACGGCGTCGAGGTGGTGTTCGCGATGTCGGTGATGAACTCCTTGAGCGGCTCGAGGAACGCGCCGGGGTTCGCGGTCTGGAACTGGGAGACCTCCTTGAACCCCTTGTAAATCTGCATGCCGCCGGGGTTCGACTCGTAGTTCGACCCAGTCTCGTTGCTGATCGCACCGGAGACGATCGAGGTCGTCGACAGCGCGGTCTCGGTGAAGTCGTGATCCCAGTCGGCGGGGGAGTGCTCGGCCAGCGGGTCCTCGCGGATCGACTGGTTGCCGAGCGAGTCGGCCTCTTGCAGGGCGTAGCGCTGCGGGAACCCGTTGAACTCGATCGTGACCATCAGCATCTCGGTCATCTTGGAGATGCCGTCCTGCAGCGCGAACGCGTTGCGGTGCTCCGGCTTGCCGTACTCGTAGGCGGTGCGCAGGTGGAACACCGGCACCTGCCCGTACGGGTTGGGCATCGGCCACGCGCTTGCCGACGCGGTATCGCCGTCCTGGTCGCCGCCACCGGGGTAGTCGTTGTCGTTGTCGAGGTCCGGGTCGAGGAACGGCTTGAACTCCTTGCCGGTCTTCTGCCGGTCACCGGGCGCGCTGATCCACTTCTCGATGCGGTCCGCGTAGAACAGGTTCATCCGCACGCGAGGCTTGTCCTCGCCGTCGAGCTGCATCTTCCACATCTGGGCGAAGAACAGTTTGCGCCGCGGGTTCTCCGGGTCGTAGAACATGCGGCAGTTGCGCGGGTCCGCGTAGGTGATGTTCACGCCCTGCACGAGCGTGGCCGGGCCGGAGCCGGTCACGTCCCGGTCGTCCGAGAGCTCGTCGCCCATCTCCTGCTGTTCTGAGGGCCAGACGATGACGTAGGCGTCGCCGTCGCGCAGCGCGGACCGGTTCCACTCGCGGTAGCGGGTGTCGAGTTCGTTGGCCTCGACAACCTGCTGCACGACCTGCGTGGCTGCTTCGGTGGCCGCGGTGTCGGTCGCAGCGCCCGACGTCGCGGTGATCGAGGCGATCAGCAGCCGGTCGTTCACGGCGTCGATGACCGGCGAGCAGAAGTTCGGGTCGAACTCGATGTCGGCCTGCCGCAGGGTGCGCCCCTCCCTGCTGAGCATGTTCTGCTCCCACAAGTTCACCGAGTCGTACTCCTCGGCATGCTGGTAGCCGTCCAACGCACCCGTGATCTCCGTGAGCGCGAGGTCGAGGTCATCGCGCGGCAGGTCGTCGATGCTCGTTCCGAACAGCGTCGAGTCCGGCGGCAGTTGGTACTCGCCATCGAGCGGCATCAGCGGTCCTTACCGGTAGGTGAACTGGGAGACGGAGGCGCGGCCGCGCTGCGCTGGCCCGGCGTTGAACAGGATCCCGACCAGGTGCTCGGCGCCTGCGGCTGCGGAGTCGAGCACGTCTTCGTGCAGCAGGTTCGGGTACGCGGACTGCTGGGCTTCGAGCTGCGGCA